TCGATCATACCGATCTTGCCGTTACGCAGGATCGAGCTGGGGTCACCCATGAACTGAGCTTGTGCCAGGTTGGACTGCATGAGAATCTGACGCTCGGTGGGGGTGATAACCAAGAAGCGGTCAGTCTCGGGAACGTTCTGCTCGTCCAGAACCGAAGACAAAGCCGTGATCTTCTCGAGGATGTTGTTAGCAGCCAGAGTGATCGGAGCGTCGTCGGTACCCAGGTTGAAGTTAGCAGAAATAGCACCAGCAGTTGCGCCCTTGTTAGCAGCGGCACCGCCGTTGAACGTACCGGCCAAAACGTCTTGGTCGATAGCGATCTTCATCTGCATAGCAGCGTCGTTCGTGAAGATGTCCATCAACTTAGGCTTGGACTGGACTTCCAGAACGTTGTTAACGTTCACACCGAAGTACTTACCATGATCGATCGTCAGAGAGATCGTCGAAGGAGCAGGAACTTCGTATGCGAGGTTTTGACCGATGCTGTAATCACGGATGGTGATCGACGGGATCGTGTTGATGATAACCGTGTCGCCCATGCCGGTGATATCGCCTTGCCAGTCGGTGTTAGCGATCTCGCCGAAGACGGTAGCAGCATAGAACTTCTGGGCCAGCTTGCCGGACCACAGAGCAGGAATGAAAGAACCGGAGTAAGCGGTTCCGCTATAAGCAACTTGGCCGCCGGGGGTATTAAAGCCACCGGAATTAATCGGGTAGGTTGCGGCAGGGGTAATAGTAGACATCTTTGCTTCCTTTCAAAAAAGCAGGTTTAAAAAACGCTACTACCACCCCTGGTAAAGTCTTTAACGAACTCGGCCTTGAGTAATAGCAGCATGGATCTCTTTTTCCATTTTTGCCGCCTCGTCGTTGTCAATGTAACCGCGTCTCCAGTCGTTGTAGAACTGTTGGATCTCACTCTCGGTGTAGATCTTGTTGTTCTGGACTTCTGTTGCCGTAGTTGACGATGAACGCGAGCGGGTCGGCGCTACTTGACGCTGAAGGTCTTGGTTGTTCTGTCGGGCCTTAGTGGTAGCTGGGCTAACCAGTTGTTTGTAGGTATTGAAAATCGCCGCTACACGGTCAACATCCAAAACCTCATACGCGCTAGTCAACGCAGCTTGGCGTGGCAACCCATAAACCGGGTCTAGCACCTGCAACCATTCTAGGAAGCCTTTATCAACATTTAGGACTTCCCAATCTGGTACTCGCTGGCCCAGAGCCATCAGGAATCGGTCTTTATCAGACACCACCTGCCGCTCCGACACGTTACCAAGTTGGCTCTTCAGTTCTTTAATCTGGCCTACCAGATCGGCTTCGCGCTCCCGGAATGTCGCAATCTTGGACTCGGTTGCTCGCTCGATTAGGTCAATCAGATCAGGACCAAAAGCTTCTTTGTCTTGTTCAGTGATAAGGGACTGTTGTTGTACCTTGGCCGCTTGTTGTGCTGCTTCCGCCTTGGCTTCCGCTGCTACCTTATCGGCAAGCAGTTGTGCGATCTGCGTTTTCATCTCACGCAAGTCGGCGTGTAGCCTTGGGACTTCTGCATCGTACTTTCCTCGAAGGCTGTGGTATTTAACTTCCCACGACTCCTCGGAAACATTCGGTTTTGGTGCAACTTCTGTCTCTTGCGAGAAAGTGTTGCTTTGGGGTTCAACAGGCGGCGGATCTGCCGGTGGTTCGTTTAGGTTGCTAGTCTCCGGGGGCTCTTCAGGTGGTTCCTGCGATTCTCCGGGCTTTTCAGCGGTCAACTGTTGTACCAACTCATCTGCTGCTTCAACTTGCTGTTGAATTGCCTTGGGCAATGCCATTTCTCTATCTCCTTCGCTCCGACTCTCACTTCACGCTCCTATTACGGTCTGCGCTACGCGATAACGGTCAGCTACTACTGGTTGTCAAAAGCCAACAACTTCGACTTTACGGTTAGTTGTCAGCGTCTCAGTTTCTCAATCAGCTTATCTGACTGAGCAATAAGCTCAATAACTTCCTTGAGCACTCCGGCCTCACCTTGAAGCCGGTAGATCTGGTTGCCGTCTGCTTGGGTTAGTTTGTCGAGGCTGTCATCTTTACAGTGTCTCAACCAATCCACCAGAGGGCTGAATTCTTGTGATCTAAGCATGTGCAGGCAGCGAGCCACCCGCTCATCAACTCTTAACACTTACTTGCACAGTCCTGTGGTTTTGGCAGACTCTTGCGAGTACTCTTTGCCACTACGCATTTCGGGCTTTACTGGGCCTGCACCACCGGTGTTAACTGCACCACCTTTGGCCATACCGTCAGTCTTAGCGGACTCCTGCTTGTACTCAGTGCCACGCTTTTCCATCGGTGTGATCGCTTTCATGTGAAGCTCCTTTTCATGTACTGGGCGTAGATATACGCCCTCTAAAAAACCTTGTCAAGTAGTAACCATTAGAAAAAATTTGTTGGTGGTGTTCCATCCATTAACTGTCGTTGGTCTGGCTTAGGAGGGGTACCACCAGCTTGCGCTTGCCCGTTTGCCTGTTCTGCTTGCAATGCTGCAGCCTCCGCTGCCTCTTGCGCCATTACTTTCTGGCGGATCATAGCCTCAGATGGAACGATTGTGTCTGGGTTCAGGTCAAGCCGTTTAGCAGCCTGACGCAGCAAGTTAGCCGCACCTTCCAGACCCATAATCTGCTGGGCGACTGGGCTGTTCAAGGCAAGGCCTAAGAACTCGTTTTGACGCTGGGCGACAGCTTCCTTCTCAACCAAACTTGCAGCACCCAAAGGTTGGATGTTCACATCACCCTTGAGATCCGGATCGGTAGAGAACTTCATGTTGTAAAAGTACAGACGATCAACCAAGGGCTTAATGACGTACTCATCAATGTTGGCGATCACCTGTTTGATTGATTTGCCAGCGTTGGTCATCAGCATCGACATGCCTGAGGCCGTCCGACCAGCACCGCCCGCAGGGGCTCCACCAGTCATGTAACGTGGGATGCCTGTGTACTCATCGGCCAAGGTTGCAAACTTCTCATAGACGATCAACAACTCATTGGCCATCGAATTTGGCTGGAAAAACTGCATTGGCTGGGCATTGCCACCCATTGGATCACTCGTCGTCTGCCAAATCTTCCATGGGAACATCTGCGTGATATTCTCGCCCTGGGGTAAGCGGTCAATGTTAAAGACTACCTGCGGGCCTGAAGCCAAGCCCATGTTGTTCACCAAAGCCCGCGCAGCCGCGTTACACATCGACTGTGAGTCACGGCATAGGTCTGCTACCGAGTTGCCCCAGAAGGCCCCCGGGATTTCTTCGTAGCTGGTTTTGTAGTACGGGCGCCGACCGAGCGGGTCCGAGTTGAGGACTGCTTTGATGACCCATTCGCCGATGACCCACGCTTCGATCGAGTACTCTGCGAGTTCGTCTGGGATTTCTTCTTCACTGATGCCCCACTCGCGGAGGAGCTTGCCTTGGACGCTTCCCCAGAACTGGAGGGCATCGATGAGCTCACTGGGGTTTTGTCCAACTGAGGTTGTGGCTTTACCTTCAGCAGTTGCTTGAGCAGTGTCAATAAATATCCAATCACGTAGGCCTCCTTTGCCATATTCATCGAGCACCTGCCGGATGGCCGCATCACTGTAGCCTTCCACCCCGATGAGATCATTCAAATCCGCCCGAGACAGTTTGTGCCGCTCGATCAAATATCCGTCATTAATACCTGTTGCGTCTGGAGAAGGGTAAAGATTAAACGGGTCAACCCGTTCCCACTCGAGCACCAGCTCATTTCGTACCTGTAAGTCGTAATTCTTACCATCCGCAGTCGCTACCCAGTTCATTGTGGGCTTATTTCGCACGACTGGGCCCTTTAAAATCGCGGCCGGGAACGTAACAATATCATCCAAAAACTGTGCAAAAGCCGTCGTCCATTGGCCTTCTAACAACTGGCTATGCATCTTTTTCTCCATCCGAGCCGCATCTTCTTTGGCAAGCTCGGTAAGTTCACGCATCGCCTCGTCTTTTAAGTCCAAAAGCATCTGACGAACTTCTTGGTCTGACGGATTAGCACCTGTGGCCATCATCTGCATGAGCTTTTCCTGAGCCTTACGCATCAGGTCTTGCATCACGGGGGGTGGCATATCAGGGATCGGACTGGGTTTTAGTGACCAAGGCTTGTCGTTTGCGTCTGTCAACAGTACGTCACGCAACCAGCTTGAAGCCGCACGGCACTTATTGGATGTGAGCATCATGTAGATGGTGGACGAACCCTGCTCGCGCAACTGGGTCTCCATCTCTGGGTCATACTTACCACGGCGCTGTCTGATTGACTGGAGCATCCGTGGCTCAATCTCTTGCTCCTTGGCGCTACGAGCGTATGTCCACTTCTCTTTAAT